TTAGGCTTGCTATCGTCATCTATTACTAAGTTAATATTTACAGGCTTTTCACCGCCACTATGCTCTAGCTCTTGACGCTCTACATACCCTCTACGCTTGCCTTTAGTCTTTAAATAAAATATAGTAGCAGCTGTACTGCCGTCTTGTATTTGTTCAAATAGCTTACTCTCTGCAAAGTCTAAGGCTACGTCTTGTATAGTTTTAGCTTCATTAGCAAAGTCAGTATCTTCGTCTAGCCATCTGTAATACGTTGCCCTACTTACATCAGTTTGTTTGCATGCTGTAGTTACTACTCCTAAACTTTTCTCTAAGGCCGTTAGTAGCGCTTCTTTTTTATTGTGTTTCATTTGTCTTATTTTAGTATCTTATTACACACCTCGCAAATCTTTTGCTCTTGCTCTGTATCGTTTTCTATTTCGTCATCTGTCATAAACATAGCAGGCGGTAAATCCATAGCCCAGTCGTCTAACTGCATAAAGTCATACTCATTAGCTAGTAGGTCGTAATCCCATTCGCCATAGCTTACGTTATCTTTTATAATGAAAGCTTTTATTTCATCTTCTGTTAACTCATTTGCAACTATTACAGGCACTTCTTTTATACCTGCCTCTATACAGGCTTTATATCTCATGTTACCGCCTAATATTGTAAAGCTATCGTCTACTACTATAGGCCTTAACTTTAACATACTAGGCAGCTCTTTTATAGATGCTACTAACTTTTTAAACTTAACATTTTTTATAAGTCTAGGGTTGTTAGCGTTTGGTATTACTTTGCTTATATGTACTGTCTGTATTTTCATTTATTAAATCTTCTAGTATTTGCAGGTCTTTTTTTTCCTCTAAGTGTTTCTGTCTTTTCAGTTCGAATTTAAGATGGTCTATACATTTATTTATATCTTGTATTATATCATTATCTTTTTTCTTGCCTGCCCTCATAAGATAAGCTAAACATACACCTATATTATAGTTATCACCTGCAAAGTCTTCTATAACTTCGTGCGCTTCTATTTTATACTGTACGCCTTTATAGTATTTTGGTGTCTTCATTTTTCTGCTATGTGTTTTATACCTGTATATACGGTTTGTAAACACGCACCGCAATTACTATTTGTTTTATATTTAGTTTTATGTATTTCGTTATATAAGTTTACTAGTTCAGCTTTAACCTCGTGATTAGGCGCTTTACCATTTTTACATAAATTGTATAGCTCTATAGCTTTCTTTTTTTGTTCTTCTGTTACCATTTGTTTATAGGGCATTTTTCAGTTTTCCATGCTGCCTTTGTGTCTATAGGGCAGCCGCATACACTGCACTCTTTGTGCTCGTGTTCAAAATACTCACACCTGCTACATATATAAGACCTGTCATAAAAGGTCACAGTATCTACATTTTCAAAACCGCCTAAAACTCTCTTACTCACAGCCTTTAGGTAGTTATAGCTCTTGACCATCAATTTCGCTTTTTTCATTATCTCTGTATAGTTTTATTATTCCATAAAATCCATCCTCGCTATATTCTACGTCTACGTCTTCTAGCTCCATACTAGGTAAATCTATTACATATTCTAGTACTCCATGCTCGTTATATATCTCTATATATGGTATATCGTAATCAGCATATCTAGCTAACTCTTTATAAATCATTTTTTACCTCGTTAAGACGTTTAGTTATATATTTTTTTACGCTCCTTATAGTGTAATATATAGATATTCTGCTTATACCTGTTTTTTTACTTAAACTAGTATAGCTGTATGTATTATTTTCACTATCACCTAAAACATATAACTTAAATAGCTCTCTGTCATACCAGTATAGCTCGCTAAGTAAATCGTTTATTAAGTCAGCATCTATATTATTATATAAATTTTCGTCTATGTATTTTTTACCTATACTTTCTAGCTTTAAGCCTTCGTTATGCTCTCTAAATGTAATAAGCTCGTACATCTTGTTATACGTGTAGTAGTATCTACTATTTTTACTATAGTAGTTAAACTTACACATTCTATTAAAGTATCGGTATATATAGCCTTTTTCTATAAGGTCTTCTAGCTTTTCGCTATTCATATTTAGTAGCTGCTCGAATACTTCTTGAGTTAAATCGTCTAAGTCTTTAGCAGGTATAAAGTTACTAGCTATAGCTTTTAAATCTTTGCAAAGTCTATCAGAAAGCATTTCCAATAGTAGCAAAATAAACTTTATATACAATAACGTGTTAAAATATTTATTAACAAGTGTATGTTAGTTAGTCAAATCTATAAGTTTATCTTTATAGTATCTTATTAAATATTCTAAGTCAGATTTACTGTACTTTTCTGTTTTATAGCTTAGTTGTATTATTTCTTCTACAGCTTTGTCGCCTATTTCACTACATAAACGTCTATAAAATTTTATCTTTTCGCCTTCAGAATAGATATTACACTTTACACACTGGGGGCGGCAATTATTCTCGTGCCATCTTGTACTAGTACTTTTTCTAGACTGCATATGACCATTTTGCATCTCTTTTACGTGCTTTTTTACATGACAAGTATAACACTCTACTAGGCCGTTATGGTCTGCAAAAGCCCATCTGATGTATTGACTAAATACTTTATCTAAGTCTTTCTTCAGCTTTGCGTGCGTTTTGTTTTTTTTCATGCTCCTTATACCTTTTTTCAAGCCTGTACTCAAAATATAGCGTAATACCTAGATACATAACTAGACCTTGTAGTATTAATATATATATTATCTTCATTTTAGTCTTTTTGCTTTATCTATAGTACTAGTTATATGCTTTACATTATCTCTATGTTTCTGGTAGTCTGTTATTCTGTTTTGCTGCCTAGCTAACTGTGCAGCTTTCTTATGTTTAGATAACCATACCGACCAGCTGCGTACATTTATAAAAGCGCTGCTACCGTCTTCAGCGTCTCTTATGCCTTTACTAAAAGCGTATATAATCTCTTCAAATTCCATGCTAGAGTAGTTATGGGCTAGGTCATCTAGTAATAACGTAGCCATAAGTGTAATACTCTCAGCTGTAGGCTTTTGGCCTAGTTCTAAATAACACTTGCTTATCAAGTCTACACAGTCTATATGTAGTGCTTTTTTATCATGTGCATACCTGTACCACACTTGCCTATCTTTATTTTTCAAATTTTTTCCTGTATTTTCTTGCTCTCTCATTTTGTTTAGCTCTATCTTGTTTTATTAAATATACCCACCCTGTTACAAGCTCGTAGGCTGTTTTAGTTACAATATTAGTCATTTTTTATCATGTTTCTAGCTTCTTGCCAACTATCAAATATTTTAGGCTTTTCGCTAGTATTAAATTTATCTTGATTTTTAGACCATGTAGCTAGCCTGCGCTTTATGTCAAAAGTAGGCTGCAGCTCGTATCTTAATTTAGTATTACTTCTGTTCGGTTCAGTCCAATAAGAAATAAAGCTTTTTAAGACACTTTCTTCATAGTCTTTAGTGTACATCATAACATCAACCATAAAAAGCTTGCTAACGCGCTCTAAATCACGTTTAACGCTATCGTAGCCTTGATAGTTATTATAACGCTTTACTGTTATTACAGTATTTTTAGTATTACTGTCTATATTTATATATCCTAGCTTTTCTAATTTTTTTATTCTGTCATATACTGTAGTAGGTCTCATTTGTAGCTCTTCTGCAGCTGACAGCTTACCAGTAACAAACTGTCCTACTTTTAACTTACGGCCGTAGACTTCTTTAGGCTCTGAGTTAGCTCTTAGAATAGTCCACACGTAAACCTTTAAAAGCTCTGGGTTGTCAAATATACCGTTTTCTAGTATTTTACGGTATAGTTTTATATATCCTTTAGTAGTCATACTCTGCAGCCCATTGTATTACAGTCTGTCTTTCTGGTCTGCCTTGTAAAGTGTAGACTGCTATAGTAGTTTTATTCCCTAGCCTTGTAGTTACTTCTTTACTAGTTGTGCTAATTTTGTAGCCGTCTTTTCTGAGGTGATGTATAACACAGTTTACTTTAGTTATACCATACTCCATTATAGCATCCCAACTAGTTATAAATTTGTGTTTTCTAAAATGTTTTAATATTATTTCTCTCTGTGTCATGTTTAGTTAGTTAAAGTTTTTTCTAATAATCCTCTCTGTTGTGTCAAAGTGTCTACAGTTCTATCTATATCGTCTAGTAAATCTAATTTAGTAAGTAAATCTGACAAAGATATAATATTTGTGCGGTCTTCAAATTCTTGTAAGACTTTACTGTATACGTCTAGATACATAGGGTAAATTTTAGGGTTCTGTACAAATTTAGTATGCTGCTTTCTATAGTGGTAGTAGTTACTTCTATCTTGTACAAAAATATTACTAAGTTTAGATGGTGATAAGCCGCCATCCATAAGTATATTACATACTACCATTCTACCTAAAACTAGCTTATCTGTTTTTTTCTTTACATTTAAACTATTAGGCTCTAGTTTTAAAGTTTTTTCTGTAGTAGTAGTTAATAAATTTACATAAACTTCAAATTCATTCATTTTATTAAGTTTTTAAAGTTATTATTTTTAAATAGATAGTATATTTTAGGCTCTATTTGTTTTATACGTTTTTGTATAAATTTAGCCATACGAAAACCATCTTTTAAAATTTCTGTATTTGTTTTAATCTTGTTCATAAAAGTCTTGTATATTAAAGCCCTTACTCATTAGCTCGGTAGCGTAATGGGCTAGCTCTTTTTCTGTGCCCTTAAATACTATACCCTTAGCGCTTATATTATCTACATAACTGCGGCCTGTGTATACATCCTTGCGAACTATAGAAGCTAAATCGTTACGTTTAAAGGTGATAAGAGTTTTTTTAACTTTCTTATCATCTGGTGGCGGTATAGTTTTTATAATAAATCTTTTATTAGTATAATCGAGTAATCCGTACTCATTTTCTGTGCAGGTATAATCTTTTCCCTTATTTATACCGTCTTCTGTGTAATATGGTAAGGTATCATACATGATTAAAAGGGCATATCGTTAGTAGGCGTAGAGCTAGGCTTTTTACCATCTAGTACCCAATCTGTTAAAGCTTCAGCTGTCTCTATTACAGTTAATAAATCGCCACCGTTAGCTATAACTAAATCTGTAGCACATTTAAGGCTAGACTGTTTAACTATCATAGCGTCTCTATCTGGGTTACTTTGTTTTGGTGTGTAGCTGCCTTGCTCAAAAGTGCTAGCAGGCTTTATTTTAGGCCATTTGCCGTCAGTATATTCAAATTCAGTGCTATCACCTACGACAAACTTAGTTTGTTCGTTAGACTTGCTTAAATACTCTCCAGTCAGCTCTTTGCCATTTGCTTCTATAGTCACTTCATACTTGTAAAATAATCCGTGCTTTAATTCTAGTGAGCCGTTGCTCTGTACTTGTTTTACAATTCCTTTCATTTTCTTAATATGTTAAAGTTATTATTCCTATTATATCTAGCGTTATTATGAGGGTAGCTAGAACTAACCCTAGTATTATCGTTATTTTAGTATCTTTTTCCATTGCTTATAAGTTTAGATAGTTCTGTCATAGTGTCCTTAGCAAATTTATAGGCTTCTATTTTGCCTTGTGCATATTCTACTAAATTTTCTCTGTCTTGATTTTTCCATTTTATTTGCGCCTCTTCCATGCTTTTAATCATTTCGTCAAATAAAACTTCTTTATAGTTTAGGAAGTAGTTTACATCACCTAGTTTAACCTTTTCTACTTGTAGGTTAGTTTGGTCTATAATATCTGTTATTTTCTCTTCGTATGTTTTCATTTTTTGTAGATTTTAGTTAAATATTATGCAGCAAATCTAAACTCTTTTTTTATAACTACAAAACATTTTTACAAAAAAAACACATTATTTGTTAATATAAATATAGTTTACTAGATATAAACTTATTTATTTATATATATAAATATTATTTACTTATTATTTGTGTCGGAATGCGGTCGGCTATAGGGGCATTAATATATTTATAGGTAGTTTGCCGTTATCTTTGACTACTACACATCCAATAGCAGGCTTCTTACCTGCCTTAGCGTAGGCCATAGCATAGCTCTCGTGGTCTATACCGCAGCCTACCTGTGTACCATAAATACGATAGTTCTGACCTACGTAGTGCTCTGTATAACACTGTGTATGTAGGTGGCCTTGTACTGTGTTCATCATATCGGCTCTACATTTGGTGCGCGCTGTACCTACTTCGCCATGTATGTACTGTACATTATCTTTTACGTAGCGCTCTGTAAAATGCCAGTTCGGTACTTCTAGCACCTCTTTATAGCTTTTTATCCATCTACTAGGTATTGCTGACGTTTGGGCGCGTCTCATTATCATGCGGTCATGATTTCCAATTAGTACAGTAGCTACAGGGAATGCTTTGTACCATAAAGCTATTTTTTGAATAGCTAGCTCTAGCTCTGTTTTACCTGTGTACTCTGCGTCAATAGATACCTCATGATAGCTAGAATAATGATTATCTATTATATCACCTATAAATATAACTTGATTACAGTTGTGTTTTACGTATTGCTCTTGACAAAATTCTAGATAGCCATCTAAGCAGAAAGGCTCGTGTATATCACCTATAACAAGTATGTTATTTTCATGGTGTTTTCTGTAGCTCATTAGTAAGGCTTCCTCTTCTGGCTTTAATCTGTATCTATTGTTTGCCATTTTTTACTTTTTCATAAGAGCGCCCACCAAAATAAGCACCGAAACAAGTGATAGCTAACATACTCCATAAATCGACCATACTACTATTAAGCTGTAAATCAGTATATCCAAAATCTATAAGAGTAAATACTGTAAGCACTAGTAATAGAAAAGCTAGTGTAAGTGGTCGTATAGACCTTGTAAGCCAGTTACCGTTAGTATCTGCTTGCCACCTTTTAGTAACCTCTAGCTGTATGTCCTTCTCAAAGTTAAGTATAGATTTATTAATCTCTGATTTTATTAACTCTTTTTCTTCTGCGCTAGTATGTATTTTATCAATAGCGTTACCAACACTATTAACTAAATCAGTAGCGCCTGCGCTAAATATTTTTTTTATAATACTCATAATTTTTTTTAATATAACCAACAGGCATTAGGCTTACTACTATCGTCATCTAGATGCAAAAATGTCTTGCCTATTCCTAAACGCCTACCTAAACCTACTTTTATTATTGCGCTAATTAATTCACTTCTATCTGCA